AATTTTACATCCTGAACTGAAAGTTCGCTTTTCTTCTGGATTCCCCCGCCTTTTGAAGTTCAAAATACTATTTAAACTATGATTGTACCGCAATTAAATCCCATTATTTAGAAGCGAGGAACCACATATGTCAGTAAAAAACTTTAAATTCGTATCTCCTGGGGTGTTCATCAACGAAATTGATAACTCCTTTATTCCAAAATCAGCCGAAGCTATCGGACCAGTAGTCATTGGTCGAGCCACGCGCGGAATGGCGATGCAGCCTATAAAAGTTAGTGCATATTCTCAATTTGTCGAAACGTTTGGAGAAACTGTTCCTGGTAATGGTGGTGGCGATGTTTACCGCGACGGAAATTATCAGTCCCCGATGTACGGTACATATGCAGCCAAAGCATTTTTAAATGCAAATGTGGCTCCCCTCACTTATATTCGCCTTTTGGGACAAGAAGATACAAATGCCACCGCAACTGGTAAAGCCGGCTGGCAGACCGTGAAAACCACCCCAGCCGCAACCGCCGAAGAGAATGGTGGTGCATTCGGCATGTGGGTGTTTGCAAGTTCATCTATCGCGGGGGCTGCAAATAACAATCTTGGAAGCGGCAGACTTGGCGCAATATTTTATGTGAACCAGTCAGGTTCCGTTGAATTAAGTGGTACTTTGGTACAAGGCGCCGCAGCCGCGGCCGGGCTCGGACAAGGCATAGGTAAGGTTATTGCTGCGGATAGCAATTACTTATTCACAGTTGTGGCTTCTAGCTCAACTGCTAGCCGAACCAGAAAAATTCAATTTAACTTTGATGATCAGGGGTCATCTTTCATTAGAAAGCAGTTCAATACGAATCCGCAATTGTGCAGCACAGCCGGTACTTTTTATGCTTCTGCAGCCGCCGAAGATTATTGGCTTGGCGAGACATATGAACAAGAGCAATTACGTCGCAGTCTTGTCGGTGTCGCCGCCTATGCTGTAATTCTTCCGATTGCTCAAAACGTTAGCCCAACCCTAGGGCCCCACAAGATGCGAATTCCTTCCAAAGAGGCCAAAGCAGGCTGGTTTATCGGACAGGATCTGGGCACCTCCGGGAGTTTCCAGCCGCAAGACCAGCAAAAGCTTTTCCGCTTGATCGGTCGCGGACACGGAGAATGGTTGCATAAGAATTGCAAAGTATCAATTGCAAACATTAGGCAGCCCACATCAACCCTTACTGATTATGGTACATTCTCGGTGGTAATTAGGGCAATAGGAGATACAGATAATAATGTACAAGTTATGGAAAGGTTCGATAATTTGACCCTCGATCCCTCATCTCCAAACTTTGTTGCTAGAATAATTGGAGATCAGTATGCGGCTTGGGATTCAACAAATAGAATGCTGAAGACATATGGCGAATTCCCCAATCAATCCAAATTTGTGTATGTTGAAATGAATTCCGACGCCGAAGCCGGCGCCACCAACGAATCACTTTTGCCCTTTGGGTATTTTGGACCTCCGCAATTCAAGGCGACGGGAACCATTACCGGTAGCTATACGGATACCGCAATTGACGATACGTTCATTTATTTCCCGGCGGCTTCCCTCCTCGGTGCAGATTCCAGCGCGATTCTCTCGGGAAGTCCCAACGCAGACACCGCGGCGGGTGTGGGCGTCTGTACTGGTTCTCTTAAGTTCCCCACCACACTCTTACGATTGAGCGCTTCAGATGGGGGGATGTCAGATCCGAAGAATGCTTATTTCGGAATGCAGACCACCCGTACCGCAGCATCGACAGTAAATATGCCGGGGATTGGGGATTATCACAGACTGCTTTATGGTGGTTTCCCAGATGATCCTACCTCATATGCCTCACAGAATCCAAGTCAGCTTTCTGGCGCTTCGGCATGGAATTATATGTTCTCCATGAACGATATAGTAAAAACTTCCGCAGGCGATTATTTCTGGCTCTCTGGTTCTCGCATGGCTGGTCGCAGCAACACATGGTCGACCACACTTAGCGATGGATATAGAGGATTTACGGCTCCCTTCTGGGGTGGTTTTGATGGATTTAATATCCTAAATCCAGATCCGATGTACAACGGCGGAATGACGAGCACTTCTACTGAAGCAACTGATTATATTTATCATACATGGAGAAGGGCTATCGATACTGTTGCCGATCCCGAGTTTATTGACATGAATATCTTGACTGCTCCTGGACTAACGTTGGAGGGGTTGACCACCCAACTGGTAAGGACTTGCGAAGAGCGAGCGGATGCCCTTGGGATTATCGATCTTCCAAGCGTGTACTTGCCTGCTGCCGAGCAGTATGATAGCGGAAACAAGAGCAACCGAATTGGCACAACGCCCACCGCAGCAGCCACTGCATTGAAAAACCGGGTTATCGACTCAAGTTATGGTTGCACTTTTTATCCTTGGGTAAAAACTGTTGATGATAATACGAGCCAATTTGTTTGGATTCCGCCTTCTGTTGCAATGTTGGGGGTTATGGCCAGTTCACAAGCCAGGAGCGAATTGTGGTTTGCTCCAGCAGGATTCAATCGCGGCGGTCTTTCTGACGGTGCAGCCGGAATTGGAGTACTGCAAGTTTCAGAGCGCCTTACTTCCAAAGATAGGGATACACTCTATGAAACAAACATTAATCCGATTGCTACCTTCCCCTCGACTGGAATCGTTGTCTTCGGGCAAAAGACCCTTCAGGAACAGCAGTCCGCACTAGATAGAATCAATGTTAGAAGGCTCGTAATTTATCTCAAGAAACAAATTTCGATTCTTTCTTCACAGGTTCTATTCGATCAAAATGTGCAGGATACTTGGGATAGATTCAAGGCACTCATTGATCCGCTGCTTACTAATGTTAAAGCGCGCTTTGGAATCACCGATTATCGTTTGATTCTCGATGAATCTACCACAACGCCAGATTTAATCGATCAGAACATCTTGTATGCGAAGATTATGGTTAAGCCAGCGAGAGCAATTGAATTTATTGCAATCGACTTCGTGATTATGTCAACGGGCGCATCGTTCGACGACTAACAAAAGAAGTGGGGGGATTTTCCTCCACAACACTAATTAAAATAGAGAAACATAAGGAGCCATAAAAAATGCCATTTTGGTCAGAAAACTTTACTGCTGGTGGTCTGAAAGACCCAAAGAGAAAATTTAGATTTAAAGTAACCTTTACGGGATTTGGAGACCAAAGCTTTCTTTGGTGGGCAAAATCTGCTGGTAAGCCTGCGTTCTCGATTGGCGAAGCAGATCACAAATTTTTAAATCATACGTTCTNNTATCCCGGAACCGTTACGTGGGAGCCGGTTACTGTTANCTTGGTCGACCCCATTGATCCNGATATGGCNGCTTCCTTTACATCAATGATTCAAGGCGGCGGCTACCATCCGCCCGTTAATTCAGGCGATCTTAGTACGATGACCAAAGCCACTGCGGCTTCTGCTCTTGGAAAGGTTTACATATCGCAGTTGGACGCTAAGGGATCCCCCCTTGAAACGTGGGAGCTTTATAATGCATGGATAAAAGATGTTAAATATGGCGAATTGGCTTATGGCGAGGATGCACTAACAGAAATTAGCGTTACGCTCAAATATGATTGGGCGAAACTTTCGGTCGCGACAGGCGGCTCCACTTCCACTATCGGGGACCTCCCGGCCGGAACGAAGCAATTCTTCTAATTCCAATAATCGAAAAACATAGACAAATTACAAATTGAGGTGAATGTTGTCAAGAAATAAAGATCGTATCGGTGGCACTCAAAATATGAATGTTGAGACGCCGCCAGTTAACGTTATGCAGAGTAATTCAGAGGGATTTTCATTTGTTGTCCCCACAGAATTCGTTGAATTGCCATCGAGAGGCAAATTCTACCCAGAAGGGCATCCTCTTCGTGGGCAGGATAGTATTGAAATCAGACAGATGACTGCAAAGGAAGAGGACATTCTTACTTCNCGCACTCTTCTTAAAAAGGGCGTTGCANTAGATCGGGTGCTTCAGAATTTAATCGCTGACAAAAGGATTGATCCTGATTCTTTGTTGGTTGGCGATAAAAACGCCATTATCGTTGCAACGAGAATTTCGGGATATGGCAACGAATACAACACAGGAGTAACATGTCCCGAGTGCGGAACAAATCAAAAATATACATTTGATTTAAACGAGTCCACTGTGTATTGCGGGGAGGATTGTGTTGATTTGGGTGTCGTAGACAATCAAGATGGAACTTTTAGTGTAGAGTTGCCAAAAACGAAAGTAACTGTTGTTTTCCGGCTATTAAATGGCGCCGACGAAAGAAGAGTATCGGGCACCCAAAAGAAGGGTGCGAATGAGAGAAACATAACTCGACAAATCGCGGGTATTGTTCTTTCCGTTAACGGAGATAATTCCGGAGAGGCGAGACAATACTTAGTTGATAATATTCCTTCAATGGACTCTCGACACTTACGTTTGGCGTACCGTCTTGCCGCACCAAATATTGATCTCTCTCAGCAGTTTGAATGTGAAGAGTGTGGCTACGAGCAAGAAATGGAGGTGCCGCTCACCGCGGACTTTTTTTGGCCTGACAGATGAATATATAGAGAACATATATGAACAGTTCTTCTTTTTAAAGTATTCAGGTGGTTGGTCGTTTTCGGAGGCATATAATTTGCCGGTTGGTTTGCGCAAGTGGTTCGTCGAAAGATTATTAAAACAACTTAAAGACGAGAAAGAAGCAATTGAAGAAGCTCGCAGTGGTGGCGGAAGTGGTTCCCAAACATTGAGTGCGCATAATCAACCGGATGCCCCAATGCACATGGGAACGTGAACAAAGGTTGGGTTCCAATTTAGGAGCCCGACTTTTTTTTTGAAAAACTATTTAACATTGTAGAATGAGAGAGGGCTTTATTCATGGCTGATTTTGAATATTCGGGACCAACCGAAGAAGATCTTCGTATTATAAAAAAACTTCTGAAGTTGCAACGGGATGGCCATGCCCTGACGGGCGACAACCTGACTGCCGCCAATGCATTAAGGGCTGTATACGGGGATCTCATCACCGCTCAAGCCGACATGAACGAAGAGCGCATAAGTAGTCAGGGGGCTCTTAAAGAAGAGTTGGCGCTCCTCCAGCGGCAAAACCAAGAGCACCGCACTGCTGGCGATCTTTGGAAAGATAAGAAGATTTTGAAAGAGGCCGATCTTGAGATAGCCCAAAAGCAATTACAAATAATGGAAGCCTCCGGCGATTTCAGCAAAAAAGACCGCGAAGCCCAACGCGAAAAAATTAATCAACTACAGGAACAGCTTGAGCTAGTCGACAAGCAGAAAAAGTCCGTAAACGAACTTTCCCAATCTTTTACTAAATTGGTCACGCAAGGAGTTGAACTCAGAGAGGCTCTTACTGTAGAAAATATATATGAACAATTCGGAAATCTCACTACTGCGGTAATGTCTGGAGCCACCGGCATAGCGGATTTTTTGGATAAGACCCTTTGGGGTCTCATTGCCGGCATGGCCAATAATATAATTCAGTTGACGCTGGATCTTGTCGACATGGGAAGAGAAATCCAACGCACTACGGGAGTGAGTCAAGAACTTGCCAATGAATCCTCGGCTATGTATAAAGAGTTGCGTCAACAGGGCGTTGAGACAAAAGAAATCACTGCCGCGTGGCAAACTCTGATGGGCACCTTTACTGACTTTGAGGATGTTGGCGAGTCGGCGCGAATGACAATGGTGGACACAACGCTCGTTTTAGAGAAATTGGGCGTTGCCACCGGCGACACTGCGGAGGGGTTCCAAGTCATGACAAAGGGAATGGGACAAACTGCGGAATCCGCTGCGCGCTCTCTCGGATCGTTGACTGTGCTTGCCCAGGATATCGGCGTAGAGCCGGGCAAGATGGCAGCCGATTTTAAGGCTGTCAGTGGCGAATTGACGGCACTTGGTGAGAACGGAATAAAAGCTTTTAAAGGTCTAGCACGAACAGCGGACACCACCGGCTTGTCCGTGAGCAGATTATTAGACGTTGCGCTCAAGTTTGACACATTTGAGGGCGCAGCAAAGCAAGCGGGACAATTAAATGCCGCGCTTGGCGGGAACTTTGTAAATGCGATGGATCTTATGATGGAAACGAATCCCAATGAAAGATTTAAAATGCTCGTGAACTCGGTAAAAAGTGCAGGATTGGCATTTGATGATATGTCTTATTATCAAAAGAAGATGTATGCAGAGTCGATGGGGCTCAAGGATGTGGGCGA